CGTAGATGACTATTTAAACTATGTTGTTGAAAATTGGATGGTCGAAAATGAAGTTGCTATTGAAGCAGGTCTTCGTACAGAACTAACAGAAGATTTTATCTCTGGTCTGCACAACCTGTTCATTGAGAACTACATTGATATTCCAGAAGACAAAGTATCAGTTATCGAAGAAATGGGCGCTCATGTTGAAGAATTGACTGATAAGCTCAATGAAGAAATTGAAAGAAATGTCATTCTTAACAAGATGCTTTCTGAAAGCCAGCAGGTTGAAGTATTTAACCAGATGACAGAAGGTCTAACTGCAACTCAGGCCGATAAGCTTAAGACACTAGCTGAAGGTATTACATACGATTCAGTTGAAGAGTATGCAGAAAAGGTTTCTACACTAAAGGAAAATTATTTCCCATCATCTGCTGTTAAAGCTCCAAGAGAACTTGATCTTATTGAGCCTGGCACAGAAGGTAAAACAATGATCGCAGAAGAGTTAAACGGCCCAATGGCAAAGTACGTTAAGGCGCTAGGTAAGTCTCTTCCTAAGTAATAAAAAATTATAAATAATACAGAAATATAGATTCTTTAAAGGAGAACAAAAATGTATCTATCAGAACAATTAGAAGCTAAGTGGTCACCAGTATTGGATCACGAAGGTCTAAACAAGATTAAGGACCCATATCGTCGCGCTGTTACTGCGATGATCCTTGAGAACCAAGAAAAGGCAATGGCAGAAGAAGGCCGTCAGCTAAACGAAACAGCACCAACAAACAACTATGGTGGCAACAACATCGCTGCATATGATCCAATTCTTATCTCATTGGTTCGTCGTGCGCTTCCTAACCTACTTGCTTATGATATCTGCGGCGTACAGCCAATGACAGGTCCAACAGGACTTATCTTCGCTATGCGTTCACGTTACGGTTCACAGACAGGCACAGAAGCTCTCTTCAACGAAGCTAACACCGCTTTCTCTGGTACAAACTCACTTGGTGCTAACGGTAACACCCGCGGTACTTTCTCTTCTGCATATCCAATCGGTAACACAAACCCAGTATTTGATACTGCTACAGCATCAACATACGGCGTAGCTACCGGTATGACAACAGCTCAGTCTGAAGCTCTTGGTGACGTTTCAACAAACATGTTTGCTGAAATGGCATTCTCAATCGACAAGGTAACCGTAACTGCAAAGTCACGCGCCCTAAAGGCTGAGTACACAATGGAACTTGCTCAGGATCTTAAGGCTGTTCACGGTCTTGATGCTGAAACAGAACTTGCAAACATACTCTCAACTGAAATCCTTGCAGAAATCAACAGAGAAGTTGTTCGTTCTATCTACCGCTCTGCTACAGTAGGCGCTCAGTTCGGTGTAACAACTGCTGGTACATTCGACCTTGACACAGACTCAAACGGCCGTTGGTCAGTTGAAAAGTTCAAGGGTCTTGTATTCCAGATCGAACGTGAATGCAACGCAATCGCACGTGCAACTCGTCGTGGTAAGGGTAACACCCTAATCGTTTCTTCTGACGTTGCTTCTGCTCTTGCAATGGCTGGCGTTCTTGATTACACACCTGCTCTACAGGCTAACCTAAACGTTGACGATACTGGCAACACCTTCGCTGGTACACTTCACGGTCGTGTAAAGGTCTACATCGATCCTTACTTCGGTGGTTCAGCTAACGGTGACGAACTATGTACAGTTGGTTATAAGGGTACTTCACCTTATGACGCTGGTCTATTCTACTGCCCATACGTACCTCTACAGATGGTACGCGCAATCGGTCAGGATTCATTCCAGCCAAAGATCGGCTTCAAGACACGTTACGGCATGGTTGCAAACCCATTTGCTACCGCTGCTGGTGACGGCCAGGTTGCCGACCGTACAACAAACGCAAACAATGCGAACATATACTACCGCATCTTCAGAGTGCGTAACCTTACGTAATAAAGGCAAGAAAAGAAAACAAGACTGGGGCAGGAGAAATCCTGCCCTTTTTGTTTGTATAAATAACTCAGAGGTATAATCTTATGACAGACAATTCACTACTGACAAGAATTCCGGATAATACAAACTTTGTACAGTCTACGAAGTTCACGTTCATTGTGCCCAATCTACCATTTGCTAGATACTTTTGTCAGACAGTTAATTGGCCATCAGTAGGTACTTCTGAAGTTACAATACCTACACCATTCTCTGAAACATACAGACATGGTGATAAACTTGTTTATGATCCTTTGACTATAACATTTCTTGTAGATGAAGACTTAAGAGTATGGGAAGAAACTTACAACTGGCTAAAGAGTTTGACAAACCCAATAGACTTTAAATCATATGTAAGAAACCAAAAAAATAAGACACCATACTATGACGGCATATTGACCGTTAACACCAACTCTAATTTGCCCAATCTAAGATTAAAGTTCTATAACTGTCATCCAACAACATTAAGTGGTATTCAGTTCTCTACTATGTCTAGTGCTGATGAGGCACCTACAGCGGACTTAACACTCAGATACGATTATTTTGAAATCGAGCGTCTATAGCGCTTGACAATCGGCAATAATTCCACTATAATATAATATATTTTGATATGGAGTTGTTATGAAACCACCAGTAACTATTGATGTATTGATGGAAGAGTGGGTTAAAGATGCACCCTATGATGAGACTGAACCTCAAAGAGCTATGGCCAATATACCTAAGCTTCATGCGAAGTATTTGCGTATAATGTCACATCACAATCTAATTGTCAAGAAGTTAGGTGGTGAATATAACGGCCGCAGAAGAATTAAGTGGGAGTACTATTCAGGTGATCTGAACAATCCAGAAGACCTTGAGAAGTATGGGCTTGAACCTATGATGAAGAAGGTTCTTAGAGCCGATCTTAGCCACTATCTCGATTCTGATACCGAACTAAATAACATACTATTGAAAAAAGTTATGCATGAAGAGATCGTAGACTTCTGTAAATCTGTTCTTAAAGAATTGAATAACAGAACGTTTCAGATCAAATCATATATGGAATGGGAACGATTTATAGGTGGTCGATAAAATTATCATTAGAAATATAAACGAAGCTTATGTAAGTATCATTTGTGATGAAGGTATTGCATATGAGCTTCGCGAAACTTTTACCTTTCAGGTGCCAGGATATCAGTTTACTCCACAATATAAAGCAAGATTGTGGGACGGTAAAATTAGGTTATTTGATTCTAGATCAAAACGGCTCTATAGAGGATTGGTTCCTTATGTTGCGAAGTTTTGTGAAGAACGCAACTATGATTGGGAATATGAAAATGAAGATTACGATGAGGAATTTTCATTAGTAGAAGCTAATGAATTTGTAGAACGACTTAGGCCTAAACATGCTCCAAGAGACTATCAGTTGGATGCATTCGTTCATACCGTACGTACTCGACGTAGTTTATTACTCAGCCCCACTGCAAGTGGTAAGTCTCTTATTATTTATCTTCTGGCTCGTTTTCTGCAATATAGAGGTCTGAAGAAAGGACTTATCATCGTGCCGACTGTTTCTCTTGTAGAACAGTTACACGGCGACTTTAAAGACTATAGCGAAAAAAATGGTTGGAACGTATCAGACAACGTACACAAAATCTATCAGGGTCAGGAAAAGTCTAGCGACAAGTTTCTGACAATTTCAACTTGGCAATCTGTTTATCAGATGCCGAGCAAGTACTTTGCTGAATTTGATTTTGTGATTGGTGATGAGGTGCATCTATTTAAGGCTAAGTCTCTTGTTGGTATAATGGAAAATTTGACAAATGCAAAGTATAGAATTGGCACTACAGGTACCCTTGATGGAACAAAGACACATAAGCTTGTACTTGAAGGGTTATTTGGAACCGTTCGCAAAGTCATCACAACGAAAGAACTTATGGATGCAAAGCACCTGGCTGAGTTCCAAATCAAGTGCTTACTACTTAGACATAGTGAGTCTATCTGTCAAGCGTCAAAGAATTTTACATATCAACAGGAGATAGAATACCTTGTCCTTAACGAATCTAGAAATCGGTTCATCACAAACTTGGCAGTATCCTTGGATGGGAATACACTGGTCCTCTTTCAGTACGTTGACAAGCACGGGAAAATCCTACATAAACTCATATCAGACAAACTCGGTGCTGACCGTAAAGTCTTCTTTGTAAGTGGAGAAACAGATGTGGACATACGCGAAGAGATTCGTAAGATCGTTGAATCGGAAACGCAGGCTATTATTGTTGCTAGTTTTGGTACTTTTAGCACTGGCATCAATATTAGAAATCTTCACAACATTATATTTGCTAGCCCATCTAAATCTCGGGTAAGAAACTTACAGTCTATTGGCCGTGGACTACGTAAGAGTGAAACAAAAGATTCAGCACAGCTTTTTGATATTGCAGATGATATGCGATACAAGAAACATGAAAACTATACACTAAAGCATTTTGCTGAAAGAATTAAAATCTATACCGAAGAAAAGTTTGCTTTCAAGGTGTATAAAGTAGAATTGAAAGGATAATATCATGGAACAAAAAGTTGAGTTTTTTAGATTAGTTACAGGTGAAGATATAGTATCAGAGTATGAACTCTCCGACGATGGCCAATTTTACCGATTATTTAATCCCTGCAAAGTCGTATATCTCTCATCATCTAAACCAGGTTTTCTTTCTATATCACTAATGCAGTGGATATTCTCTAAGCTATGTGGTGAACAAACATTCAATATACCAGCTAATCAGGTATTGGTCAAGTCAGTTGTGAATGAGAGTATGATAGATCATTACTTTCAGTCTGTTGTATACTTTGGTAAAAATGATCTGAATAAACGTATTGACTTTGATTCTCCTATCGATACTGATGAAGATGATGAGATTATATCTGAGGAAGGATTAGACTTACTAGAAAGTTTTATGGATAAGATTAAAGGCAAAGGAAAGTTACACTGATGAAAGAGAAGAATAACTATCTATCCGATCTAGATGATAATAATGACTTTGGTTTTACCTTTGCTCATGAGGAAGACATCATTGAAACTAATGAAGAATACTCATCTCTTCAGGAACAAGTAAATGATCTTAAGCAGAGGTTGGCTGCTGTACATAAGATATTCATGCCTTTGTTGGAGAACTTAGCGAAGGACGCTGATAAGCCCATGATCAAGTGGCCTAACAGGAAAGAAGTCATTGATAAGCAGATTAAGAAACTCAACAACCTTACCAAGGTCTAACCAGGTATTCATATCATAGCAGGCATAGCCTTTATACACCTATGTCAAGAGAAAGTCAAGGATAAAAGTGAATGAGAAATAAAAAAGTTACAGTGCATTATGTGGACAATAAGAAGTTTTATGAAGAAATCCTATTACATAAAAAGAGAGTTGAACAGGCCAAAGAAAAAGGTATTGAAGAGCCTAGACTTTCTAACTATATTGGAGAATGCATCTATAAGATAGCAGAAAAGTTGTCAACGAAGCCTTGCTTTATCAATTATTCCTACAGAGATGAAATGGTATCTGATGGCATAGAGAATTGTATTATGTATTTCCATGACTATGATCCAAATCGTGGTATGAATCCATTCGCATACTTTACCCAAATCATATATTATGCATTCTTAAGAAGAATAGGTAAAGAAGAAAAGAACCGCTACACCATATATAAGAACTTACAGCATACAATTATCCATGGTCAGTCGTCAGGTGACATGACCAATGGATACTTTGATAACGTGTTTGATGAAGACCTTGATGTTTCCATGCCAACAAAAATGTATGATAACATCAATGAGTTTATGGACAAGTTTGAGAAGAAGGAAGAAGTAAAGAAACAAAAACGTAAGCAGATGAAAGAAGGCTTACAGAAATTTTATGAGGACTAAAATGAAACCTGATATTCCATTTCAGATTGAGAATATAATCAATAGTTTGTCAAATCAAAAAGAAAATATTCATCTGAGACAAAATTATAGGCAAAGATTGGTAAATATACAAGAGGCTATTGACAAAGCACTTAAAAAGTACGATAATGAACTCTACATGGCGAATACAAGGAAGAAACGCGCTTAATGGCTAAAGTTCTAATCATTACCGATACCCACTGGGGAGTTAGAAATGACTCTCCAGTTTTCCTTAACTACTTCAAGAGGAGCGTAGATGAATTTCTCATTCCATTTATCAAGAAGAGTGGCATTAAGCATATCATTCACGCTGGCGATCTTGTTGACCGTCGGAAGTATATTAACGTTCTTACACATTCCAGGTTAAGAGAAGACTTTCTTGAACTTATCAATGCAATATGTGATGTGCATATCATTGCAGGCAATCATGATGAGTATTTTAAGGACACATATCGTGTGAATGCCCTTGATGAATTTGTGGCCAATCGTTATAATAACATCAAGACTTATTCCAGGCCAACAACAATAGAGATTGACGGATGTGAGTTCTTCTTGCTTCCTTGGATCACGAAAGAATATGAGAAAGAATGTTATAATGCAATTGAACAGTCAAAAGCGCCGGTCTGTATCGGGCATTTGGAACTCGATGGTTTTGAAATGCAAAAGGGTATGCTCTCAGATCATGGATGGAACAGCAAGATTTTCAGGCGATTTGATAGTGTTTTTACAGGTCATTACCATCATCGCAGTAATCGGGACAATATTCATTACATTGGCGCTTTTTGTGAGCATATTTGGTCTGATTATAATGATCCCCGTGGCTTTGTTGTTTTTGATACAGAGTCGCGTGATACAGTTTTTCATCGCAATCCTTTTAGCATTTTTCATATGGTGGCTTATGATGATGTAAAGCATCCTAACATTCTTGAAAAGATCAATGCAACTGACTACAGCAAGTTCAAAGATTGTTATGTCAAGATCGTATGTGTGAACAAGACTAACCCATATGCGTTTGACATGTTACTAGATAAGTTATATAAGGAACAAGCTGCTGATATTTCCATTGTAGAGGATATCAATTCGTTTACTGACAACAATGTTGATGATCTGGTAGACGAGGCCCAAGACACACTTACCATTCTAGATAACTACATTACAGGACTTACGCTACCAGTTGAAAACGATAAAATGAAGTACTATATGCGAGAAGTATATACTGAGGCTCTTTCACTTGAAACTATAGAATAACTAAATAGATGTGGGTCGCGGAGCGTCAACTCCCACCCACTCTAACGCTATAAGGGAGCGCCAGCATGTCTATTTATACATATATCTTCAGTCAATCTCTATGTGAAACTCTTGGTATTGAGTTTGTAGAGAACCCAGACATATCAGATCAAGAACTCAACAAGATTCCGGAAGATGCAAAGATATCGGGCATAATATGTCCTGCTTTTCCTATAATGTATGGAAAAGATCATCCTCATTATGGAAAAAGAAGACCTGATGATGTGAGAGCAAAGATAAGTAAGAGTAGATCAGGACAATCTCTTTCTTCTTGGACAGAAGATAGAAGACGTAAAACTGTTTCTTCACTGAAAGGAAGAAAACCTTCAGCGGCAACTATGGAAGCAGCAATGAGGGCACAGCTTGGTTCCAAACGTTCCGAAGAAACTAAACAAAAGATGAGGGAAGCGCAAAATAAGCGTAGACTTCGTGAGAAAGGTCTGTTATAATATGCGGGAAGTTTATTCCGAAGCACTTTCATTGGAGACTATAGAATGAAGTATAATATTGGTGATAAGTTCTGGCAGGTTAGAAAAATTTTCAGTGCTTTAGATCGTAATAAAATAAAGATGACTGATGCTGATGGTGTTGAATGGTATCGTTATGATAAGCAAAATGTAGAATTTCAACTCACGCAAGCTGAAATCGTAGGCACATTCAATGCTATTGTTGAAGGGCACGATATGTGGAATGAAGATGAATATTGTGACCGATACTGTATGAAGATCGGTGATCATCTTGATGAAGTATGGGAAGATGAACTTGATGGTGAACATCGTGGTCACTATGTTGCATACTTTCAAACAAAAGAAGATGCTGAAGAATACATTAAGGAACAGAGTGAGTATCACAACGGGCTATGATAACATTTGAACTGATTAGATGGAAGAATCTTCTTTCTACTGGTAATGCATGGACAGAGATTGAACTAAATTCCTCAAAGACAAACTTGATAGTAGGCGCGAACGGACATGGTAAATCAACCATTCTTGACGCGATTACTTTTGTTTTGTTTGGTAAACCGTTTCGTAAGATCAATAAGCCTATGCTGGTTAATAGTGTGAACAGCAAAGACTGTAAGGTTGAAGTTGTATTCAAGGCCTACGGCAAAGATTATAAGATCGTGCGTGGTATCAAGCCCAACATCTTTGAGATTTGGGTTGATGATTCTTTGCTCAATCAAGACTCAGCATCTAGGGACTATCAAGAGTACCTAGAGAAATTCATCCTCAAGATGAATATGAAGTCATTCTGTCAGATTGTTATTCTTGGCTCTGCATCATTCACACCGTTTATGCAGTTGTCTCCTGCTGATCGTCGCACTATCATTGAAGACTTGTTAGACATTCAAATCTTCTCAGTGATGAGTCTCCTTGTAAAGCAGCGTTGGCAAGAAAACAAGGAAAGCGTAGAGAAGAACCGTATGCTTCTCAAATCTGCACAAGACAAGAAAGAATACATTGAGAAGACGCTGGCCAATCTTCGTCAAAACAATGATGATAGATTGCTTGAACTTGAAAAGCAGCTTGCAGACTTTACTCAACAAAAGAAAGATTTGCTGACTAAAGTAAAAGGTCTTTTGGATGAAAAAGAAGACCTTATGACAGATGTTGTTACTCTTACAGATGTTCGCAATGATTATTCCAATTCTATTGTATCAATCACAAATCAAGAAACAAATGTTCGTAGATGCAACAAAGAGATTGAGTTTCTGATTGAACATGATGAATGCCCTACTTGTAAGCAGCACATTGACGAACATTTTAGAGCAAGAAGAAAAACTAAGCTTCATGCCGATGCAGCAGAAGCACAAAAGTATGCCGACCTTTTGAAGAATCATATGGATGATCTTCTCACAAATATAAACAATCTTGAAGATAAATCTAAGCGTTCACATTCTATCTCTGCTGAAATCAAGTCCAGTAAGCAGACAATGATGCATATCGTTTCAGTGATGAATGACATTGAAGACAATATGGATAAGATTCGCAATGCTGATAAGATGGTGATGGATAGTGAACACGACCTGAATAGGGCGGAGCAAGAAATCCATCGTATGGAAGGTTCTTTGAAGTATCGCTTGAGCGAGAGAACTATGATCGAAACGGCTATGTCTCTACTCAAGGATGGCGGCATCAAGACTAAGATCATCAAGCAGTATGTTCCTATCATTAATAAGCTTGTGAATAAGTATCTTGATAGAATGGGCTTCTTCGTTAACTTCAACATTGATGAAAATTTCAATGAGGTCATCAAGTCTCGTTATCGTGATGAGTTTGCTTATGCCAATTTCTCAGAAGGTGAGAAGACACGCATTGATTTGGCCCTCATGTTTACATGGCGTTCCATTGCCAAAATGAAGAACAGTGTGAATACCAATCTGCTGATATTGGATGAGATACTTGATGGAAGTCTTGATGCTAATGGAACAGATGAGTTTCTGAAGATCATTCAGACCTTGACAGACGATACAAATACGTTTATAATCTCACACAAGACTGATACCATTGCTGATAAGTTTGATAAGACATATCGGTTTGTTAAGATAAAAAATTTTAGCAGGATAGAATGACAGAAGAAATTGAAGATACAAAGCATGACCCGCATCTTGAAGCTCAGTGGGATGCATGGCAGGCCACTAATCCTTTAGAAGATATTCCTGTTGTAACAGATGATCAGGTTCGTAATGCTATCATTACCGATCTATCAAACGTCTGCAAGATGACTGTTGGTGAATACACTCTATACCAGAAGTGGTGTGAAATTCACGAAAAGTATCCTACACAAACTGTATCGACTCTCTTTGGTGATGAAGTACAGATGAAAGACCTTGATAAGAGTGAATGGATCAAACAGACAAAGAATAATGTTTGGTATCCTGAATCTGTTGATGACTATATGAACCTTGAGCCTGTCTTGGTCTATACCAAAGAAGCTGAGTTATCTGAAACATGGAACATGATTCGCAACTTCACTTCAACCATGAAGAATAACTCCAACATTGGTCGCAATCTCAACTATCTTGTTATGGATAATAAGAGCGGTAAGTATCTTGGTCTTATCTGTATTTCGTCCGACTTCCTTGATCTTACGCCGCGCGATAAGTTCATCGGTTGGGAAAGAGCAAAGAAGACACAAGGCCATATGATTAACTATACCGCAATTGGTTCTACGATTGTGCCTTTGCAGCCGCTTGGCTATAATTATGTTGGTGGTAAGCTTCTAGCATTGCTGTGTCTTTCTGATGAAGTTCAGTATCAGTGGAAGAGACAGTATGGTGATGTCCTCGCGGGCGTGACCACGACTTCTCTTTACGGTAAAGATAAAGCTGGCGGTCTTTCACAGTATGATAATCTGAAGCATTGGAAGAAGATGGGTTTTTCTTCTGGTTCTGTATCATATGAATGCACAAAGCCGACCATCAAGATGCTTCTTAACTGGCTTGCAAAGAACCATACTCGTAAATTCTTTGAGTGGTATGGAGCAACGAAGCCGTCTGGTCAACCTTATAAGCGTGACCATCGTAATCGGTCATACACATTTGCATACTCAAAGCTTGGTATTCCGAAAGACCTAATTAAGTCTGAACATCATCGTGGTATCTATTTTTCTCCGCTGTATAATAACACCTGCGAATTTCTTCGCGGTGATATTACTGAAAAAGACCTTGACAAAGCGTTTGATACCTCGTATGATGGTCTCAATAATCTCTGGAAAGAGAAGTATGCTGCGAAACGGATAAAGTCCCTGAAAGAACAGGGCAGAGTTTCTACAGAAAGATTGTTCTATGATGATTTGATTTACATGTCATGGGATGAAACGAAAGCGAAGTATTTGTCACAAGTAGGACGATAAGGAGTTTATTATGTTGACGATTAATAAGAGTAAAATTGTAGACGTTGGAGACACGATCACCCGTGAAGTTATGGATATCAAAACTTTTTTGAGTCTTGATCCTAGCGCATACCAGCGCGATACTATCCAGAGAGCAATGAAGCCTAAGGTTAAGGCTATGTTGGGCATTCTTAGACCTGAACACCTTGACGTGGCTATTGCCGAATTGACAGAAGATAGCTATGATGAAGATGGAAATTTCTATCCTAAGGGTCATCGTTTTCTCAACAATGGCAATACTCGGGCACACTATTGGCGAAATGACCTTAGCGATAAGGTTCCTAATGTCGTTTTCGCTACCATTTACAAGTGTAAGAACATGCAAGAAGTGAGGGCGAACTATAACACGTTCGATTCTCCTGCTGCTTCTGAAGCTAATCAAGAAAAGCTGGTTGGTATCATTCGTAGTGTTTATCATTACTCGCCTATTTCTGAAAAAGTGAAGAAGGGTCAAATTTATACGGCTCTTTCTCTGGCATCTCACTTCTATTCGCCCGTTAATTTTGACAAGCAGAATATCAAAGTTGATACCATGACTGGTATGGTTGGTATCTACATCGAAGAAATTAAAGCTTTCGACAAGATTTGTAAGACTTCAAAGCACTGGGACGCGCCTCTCATTTGTGCTGCACTCATGGCCCTAAAGAAACATGGTGTGAACGATGCCAAGCTTTTAGATGCTCTCTCTAAGATTGACAGAGATTATAAAGATACCACTTCAATCTCAAAAGACTTTGATGGTATCACTCAGATCAGAGAAGAGTGGACAAAGTGTGAGAAGTTTGTGACAAGAAGCACCAACTGGGATAAGCCGCGCGGCACTTCAGAAAATGTAGGTCTTAAGTGGACAACTTCTTACGCTCTTTATTGGATCGAAAAGTTTTTGAAGAACGAAAAGGGCGTCAAGCTCGGTAAAGAATGGGAAAAGGTCGGCGAGAAGTATTTCGATGATATCAACAATAATGCCCTAGCTCAAACCTTATTCGGTCACACGAACATTGTATCATTGAACAAGGCATGATGTTGGATTACACCGAAGAAAATTTGAACCGTGTCATCGAATCTATTCGGTGTAATCTCACTATCGATCTTCTGCCAAAGAAGATGCAAGAAAGAAATATCAGCGGCGGTAGCAATGGTACTTACGGCCATTGTCACACTGCCGCTGGTGTCATTTATAAGATATTCGGCCCAAAGAATGTCCACATGCATCGCGCACTAGATGATGAGAATCTTTACCACTGGTGGATAGTGGACAAGAATGGTAAAATTATTGATCCTACCTCTGAGCAATACACTCTACTAGGAAGAGTTGCACCATATGACAAAGGTGAAAAATCAGGGTTGCTCGGCTTCGCATACAAAAAGAGAGTTTTTACACTCTTAGATAGAGTTAAGACTGATCTAAATCTAAACCACTGATATCATTGAACAATTTCTCCAGACATGCTCCGCGCGCATAGCTGGTATGCTTTTCCGAGCATTGAAAATCAGACTTGCAATCACTATATCCAGTATATGAAGAAAGGAAACACTATGATGACTTTGATCAACAAGTTTCGGAAGTTTTGGAACAAGTTTCGGAAGTTTTGGAATGAGCTGGAAAAGCTTCATCGCAAGAAGCAGTTAGAAAATGAACGTCTACATAGGAAAATGTGGGGTAAAGATTAATATTGACTCGCGCCGCGATTCAGTTTATTATATGTCCATAATCAAGAGGACACTATGGAAGTAACACATAATCACAACGCCAAGTCCCAGCTAGCCAAGTTGCTGGCTACGGAAAACATTACGGTTCAGCATAGTGCCGCTGCAAAGACGGCCATGTTTGACGTT